CTTCAAAAAAGCTCCGGGGGAATTATATTTTAAAAGGTTTTGGGCCTACATAGCTTCAAGGAGAAAAAAATATGGAACCAATTTATATTCCATCAGGAATTTTATGCTTTGGAAATTCTTTAGAAGATAGAAAGCAGACAATATTTGTAAATGATGCTGGTTCTGTAAGTGATGGTTATCATACATTTGATCAACTTTATCATCAACGAGCAATACTTTTTGCATCACTTGTAAATCTTAATAAAGATATTTCATGGAAATCATTAAAGCATGAAGATGGAAAATATTGCTTTGATAAAAATGGTGACTGGTTTATTGTTGGAATAGATACTCCAGAAGGAAGTTACACTTATCATTATGAAACAGATAAATATTGGAACATATTTAAATGTAAAGTTCTTGAACGTGGGAAACATTGGGACGGACATACAGAAGAAGATGTAACAAGATTGTTAAGTTTAAAGGAGACTTTAAAAAATGGATAATAAGAATTTTAGAAAACCATACACAAATTATTCAAATGCTAGACCTGTAGTAAAACCTATAAGTCCAGTTGTAAATGAATCAATTGTTGAAGAGCCTTCTCAGATTGCTGATGAGAAGATCAAAGAGCCTGTTGCCGAAGCTCCAATTGAGAATGTAAATAACATAGCTCAGGTTGTTGATAAAAGAATTGTTATTCCAGCACTTTTGAATGTAAGGGTAGCGCCTAATGCTAGTGCAAACATTGTAAGAACAGTTCCTTCTGGAGCAGAGGTGAATGTTCTTGAGTATGTAGATGGTTATGCTAGGATTGGGGATAACGAGTACGTGAATGTAGATTTCTTGAAGTGATAATTTATGAGGTATTAATATATGGCAGAATTAGATAACAATATTTTAAATAGTGTTAAAGCATACTGCGGTATTTCTGCAGATTCAGAAGTTACAGCATATGATGACCAATTAATGTCACATATTAATACTGTACTTATGATGCTTAATCAAATGGGTGTTGGTGATCCAGCACGAGAGTTTAGATTAGTTGATGGTTCTGAAACATGGGATCAAATAATTCAAAATAATAATTTCTCAGGAATCAAAGACTATGTAAAAATTAAAACCCGTATGCTTTTCGATCCAGCGTCATTTACACCAAATGCTATGCAAGCTTCTGAAAATTTATTACAGGAAATTGAATGGCGTTTAAATTATAAAGCAGATGCAGATGAAGCAGGTTTAATAACTTAATCTGCATTTACTTTTTTCTTGAAAGGAGTACACCATGGATTTATATCCAGCAAGTTCAATTAACACTGGCTTTCTTACAGATCTTCAAAAAGTTTCTGGAATGAATGTAGCTCTTAATCAGGGCTATAATCAATTAGGGATTGGACAGTTTATTAATCAATTAAAATCCCAAATGAAGATTATGTAGAGCCATTATTAAGGCATATATAAAATTTTTATGAAAGGAGGAAACCTTCAGATGGATGAAAGAGGTCTTACAGGATCTGATGCTCTTGCAGTATCTGCTATGACAGACAGCAATCGTGGAAATGGTGGCTGGGGATTTGGAGGAAGCGGCGGATAATTTGCTTTCTTTATCCTTGCTCTCATGATGATGAACGGTGGCTGGGGTGGAATGGGCAGATTCCCTGGTGGAGTATCAGAAGGAGATCTTGCTGCTAGTCAGGCAGCACAGACAACTCAGTTACAGATGAGCAATCTTCTTTCTGGACAGCAGAGTAATCTCTTTGAGATTGCTAACATGTTTAGTAACCAGAACCTGTCTATGATGTCACAGAATAATGCTAATCTGATTAATGCTATTCAGGGCTTTAATAACCTTGGTATGCAGATTACCAATCAGACTAACACTCTTAGCACTCAGATGCAGCAGATGTCTGCACAGCTTAGTCAGTGCTGCTGTGATATCAAGACTCAGATGCTTCAGGATCGTCTTGATGCAGCTGAGAGGCGTAATGTTGTATATCAGAATACAATTGACAATGCTAATCAGACTCAGACAATTCTTGGGCAGCTCGGAAGATGGGTTGCTTGGGCTGGTACCGGTGCACCGGCAGTCGGAACTGCAGCAACCACTACTGTAAATGGTTGATTATGATCACCTAACTAAAATGGAGAGGTAGGTTTCAAAGCTTACCTCTCTTTTTCCATTTTTAATACTCTTGAAGGTGAAAGTTTTATGTTATCAAATACTGCAACCCCGAAGTATTATGGTGAATTTCGAAGAAAAGTTTTAAGAAATGAAATCCAAGTATGTGAAGAGATTTCTATGCAAATGAACCGTATAGATAATCTTATAGCTGATCCAAGATATTACTATGATGATGAAGCTATTAATGGATGGGTTTCCTTCTGTGAAAGAGAAATGACACTTACAGATGGATCTGATGTTGAATTATTAGATTCATTTAAACTTTGGGGAGAACAAATATTTGGTTGGTATTATTTTACGGATGTTCAAGTATATATACCAAATGAACATCGTGCTGGTGGAAGATTTATAAAAAGAAAAAAGAAGAAAAGACTTATTAATAAGTTTTATCTTATAGTAGCTAGAGGTGCTGCTAAATCATTATTTTTATCTTTCATACAAGCATATTATTTAGTTTGTGATACCAAAACAACGAGCCAAATCACTACGGCTCCAACAATGAAACAAGCAGAAGAAGTTATGTCTCCTATCAGGACAGCTATAACTCGCGCAAGGGGACCTTTATTTAGTTTCTTAACTGAAGGTTCTCTTCAAAATACAACTGGAAATAGAAATGATCGAATTAAGTTAGCAAGTACTAAAAAAGGCATTCAAAACTTCTTAACTGGGTCTATACTTGAAGTTAGGCCTATGACAATTGATAAATTACAAGGTTTAAGATGTAAAATAGCTACAGTCGATGAGTGGCTTTCTGGAGATACAAGAGAAGATGTTATCGGTGCTATTGAACAAGGTGCTGCTAAGATCGAAAATTATTTAATAGTAGCTGCTAGTTCTGAAGGCACAGTTCGAAATGGTGTTGGAGATACAATTAAACTTGAATTAAAACAAATTCTTAATCCAGATGAAGCATATGACCCATATAATGTAGCAATTTTCTATTATAAATTAGATGACGTTAAAGAAGTTGCTAATCAAGATATGTGGGAGAAAGCAAATCCTAATATAGCAGCTTTAGATGCATGGGAGGCCTATCAATTAGATGTTGAAAGAGCTGAAAATGCTCCTGCATCAAGAAACGATATTCTAGCTAAAAGATTTGGAATTCCTATGGAGGGATTCACATATTTCTTTACCTATGCAGAAACACAACCTCATAAAAAGAGACATTATAGAGGAATGCCTTGTGCTTTAGGAGCTGACTTATCACAAGGAGATGATTTCTGTGCATTTACATTTTTGTTTCCATTAAATGGAGATGCATTCGGTATAAAAACAAGAAGTTATATTTCATCTATTACATATGGACGACTTCCAGGTGCTGCTAAAATTAAATACAATGAATTTATTAAAGAAGGAACTTTAGTTGTTATGGACACACCTGTACTTGATATGATGGATGTATATGATGATCTTGACGAATATATAGACGATAATGATTATGATGTTAGATGCTTTGGATATGACCCATATAATGCAGAAGGATTTGTCGATAGATGGTGTAGGGAGAATTCTCCTTATGGAGTTGAAAAAGTTATTCAAGGTGCAAAAACAGAGTCAGTTCCTCTCGGAGAATTAAAAATTTTATCTGAGGAAAGGCTTCTTAGATTTGATGAAGCTCTTATGTCTTATGCTATGACTAACTGTATAACACTTGAAGATACAAATGGCAATAGAAAACTTTATAAAAGACGTCATGAACAAAAAATTGATAATGTTGCAGCTATGATGGATGCATATATATCATATAAGTTACATAAGGAGGATTTCTAACATGGAATCAAGAACTGTTTACATAATTGGAGATAAAGACTATCTCATGCACCATGGTATTAAAGGCCAGAAATGGGGAGTAGAGAATGGTCCTCCTTATCCATTAGATAAAAAAGAAGTTATAAATGATGTTAATAGTGCTATAAAGCAGACATCAAAAGAAGTTAAAACTATTGGCAATAGAATATATGATAAAGATGTATATAAAAGACTTAAAATTACGACAAAAGAAATGGCAGATATATCTAAAGAATATTCAAAATTATCAAATGATATACATAGTTATATAGGATTAGACAATTATAATATAAGTCCTAAATTTAAAAAAATAATTAAAAAATGGGATAATTCTGATGGAGACGTAGACAAATTTATTAATAAAGAATTGCCTAAATTAAAACAATATCAATCAAAAGTTAATGAATTAAATCAAAAAAATGAAAAGTTAGTCAACAATATATTACAAGATTATGGAAATATTCCACTTAAAAAAGTAACAAATTGGAGCAATATAAATAGCCCTGTCACTGTAAGTTCATTATATCAAACTAAAAATATGGGCGATGATAGATATACAATATTATATATGGAGTCTAATAATAATATTGCATCAATGTTGAATAGTATGAGCGAATATTTATGGGAAACCGATGATGATTATTAAAATAAATAATTTTGCAGAAGGTAGTAGATATGATATAAATGGATTTGATAAATTTATAGATGCATGTATCGAAATAAAAAACAATTAAAGCAAAGGATGCAAAACAATGGCTGTAGATCCTAACATAAATATTAGTAACCCTAATGATGATAAAAACAAAAATCAAAATAATCCTAATATGAATCCTAACAATATTCCTAATAATGGATGGGAACAGCCTCCTTATTATGGTTATCCAAGAGCACCTATTGATCCTAATATGGCTCATGACCCTAATTGGTGGCCTACAGAGGACTATGGGTATTATGGAACATATCCAGATTGGATGCCTAAGTATGAAGGAGAACCTTGGAGAACAGATGATAGAACAGCTCCTTATTATGGTAATAAAATAGTTCCTTATCCAAGAAGAAATTCAAGAGTAAGAATGGCTACAAATCCAATAGGATTTAGAACAAGTGATGCAGATTCTGATACTTATAACAGAATGCTTAGAAATTCAGTTTATATGAACAATAATGTGTCTGAGCAGGAATATCTTGTTGATCATATTACTGAAGAGCTTGAAGGTGCTAATGATTATATGGCAAAAGCTCTTGAGTGGAAGATGAAGAATCCTACGATTTCTAAGAAATTTTATAAGATGGCTGAGACAGAAGTAGAGCATGCTAATTGTTTAACAAAGATGTTTACTTCTATGAAACAGTCAGAAGATATTTCTGATGAGGAGTATAATAAGATGTATAAAGAAATTCTTAGAGCTTATGAAGATGAAATGAATAAGCTTGAAAGTGCTAAGAAACTTTATAGATCTTAAGTTAAAGTACTTCTGATACTCTTTATATGAGGTCCAAGTGCTTTTTTTAAAAATAAAGTTCGGCCTGGTGAACCGATGCTCCTTTCAAGAGGTACTTTAAAGTTAAAGTATTAAGTAAAAAGGTACTTGGATCTCATATAAAGAGTATCAGAAGTTTATTGAAAGGAGTAAAAACATGGCAAGATCACCGAAAAACAGGCCTAATAGTGGGCTAAAAGTTATGCCAGCACCTACATCACCAGAAGATGCTGAAAAAACTTGTATAGCATTAGCTATGAATTTAGCAATGCAACGATTACAAGATGGAAGTGCTACTTCACAAGAAGTATGCTATTTTCTTAAGTTGGGTTCACAAAAAGAACAAAATGAAAATGAATATGTTAGAGCCAAAATTGCATCTGAGCATGTTAAAGCAGAACAAATGCAGAAAGCTCAAAATAGTGGTAATACTGCAGAAGAAGCTTTAGCAGCATTTAGAGGATATACAATTGGTCTTAATGATGAGGATGAGTACTATGATTAAGACATATTCAGAATTAATTAAACTTCCTACATTTGAAGAACGATTTGAATATTTAAAATTACGAGGAAATGTTGGCAATGAGACATTTGGCTATGATAGATATTTAAATCAAAATTTCTATAAATCAAGTATGTGGAGAAATTTAAGAAATAAAATAATTGTTAGAGATGAGGGATGTGATTTAGGTGTTAAAGGATGTGAAATTTATGGTAAAATAATTATACACCATATGAATCCTATAACTGTAGATGATATAGAAGAATCATCTATATATTTAATGAATCCTGAATATTTAATATGTGTTAGTAATGATACACATCAAGCTATACATTATGGTGATAGAAATCTTTTAGCTGAAAGAAGTATAGTTGAGAGGTTTCCAAATGATACATGTCCATGGAAATTGTAATTAAGGAGGACTTCTAATATGGAATCAAAAACTATTTACATAGTCGGAGATAAAGACTATCTCATGCATCATGGTATAAAAGGTCAGAAATGGGGTATTAGAAGATTTCAAAATGAAGATGGATCATTAACACCTGAAGGGCGAGAAAGATATAACCAATATAAAAATCAGGGCATGAGTCACGAACAAGCTATGAAAAAAGTTTTATCTAGTAAAGATTATTCTGAACAAAAGAAAAAAGATAATTTTAAAAAATATGGACAATATTATAATACAAAATATGATGAATTTAATCATAAGAAATTTTATAAAAATTATTATAAAGAAATAATCAATTTTGCAAATAAACATTCTAGTATAAAGAAAATTGGAAAACAACTTGATAATGCTATAGATAATTATGAAAAATCACCAGATCAATTCTATAAAACTTATAATCAATATAATAATGAAATTCATAAAGTTATAAATGGATTAATTGGAGAACTATCATCTGAAGAACTTAGTAAATTACCATATGAAGATAACAGCAGATATGGTTTCATACAATCAGCAATATATAATTCTTTACGTGATTCATATTCTAAAAAAATATATGAAATCTATTAATAAAAAACATAAATATTAAAGGATGGTTAAAATAAAATTAATCATTCAGAAGGAGGAAAATATGAGCAATAATTTTATTTATAAGCCATCAAATGATTCTGATTTTCTCATGCATCATGGAATTAAAGGTCAGAAATGGGGTATAATGAATGGACCACCTTATCCACTTAATGATAATATTAAAGCTATAGCATATAGAGGTGGTGTTTTAAAAGACGGCACACAAATTGAAGGAATAACAAAAAGAGATGTAGCTAAAGCTAGAAAAATTATTAATAAAAATATTAAATATATGTCTACTCAGGATCTTAATGAATATCGAAATAGACTTATGTTAGAAGGTAATCTTGGAGATATAACAGGATCCAATTGGGCTCAAAAACAGGGTAAAAAGATTCTCGATAGTCTTGAGAAAATAGGAACTCAATCAGCTGTAAATATTGGAACTAAATTTGTGACACAAGCTGGTATGAGAGGAATAGCTGCTATAATGGAAAAAGCAGGTATGAAAAGTCGAGATATAAAATTCTTTACTAATTATGGAGAAGGTAAAGATGAAGAAAAGAAAGAATCTGATGATTTTCGGTTTACAGATAACATGAATAAAAATTTAGATGAAGAATTTGAAACTTCGTATAATAATTCTTTATTAGATTTATTAAAACGCTATTAGGGAAAGGAATAAATATGAGCAATAATTTTATTTACAAGCCATCAAATGATTCTGATTTTCTCATACATCATGGAATTAAAGGTCAAAAGTGGGGTGTAGAAAACGGTCCTCCGTATCCTTTAAATTCAAAAGAATACAGTGCTTTAGAAAAAAAAATGAATGGTATTCAAAAACAACAAACAGTTGTTAATAATGCAGCAAGAATTACTAGAAATTCGTATTCTAATTATGGACAACGTGGAACCACAGATTTATTAAATAATAAGTTAATGTATCAGCAACGTACTGAAAACAAATTTAATAAATCTATAAAAGATGTCAAAAATTATATTAATAAATTACAAAATTCTAATTTATATAAAGATAATAAAGATGCACAAAAAATATTCAAACAATATAGTAAATCTATAGATGAATTAGTAAATAATACTTATTTATTACCGAAAGCTTTTTATGATCAAGGTGTTAAAAGACAAAAAGCAATAAATACAGGAACAAGATTATTTGGTGTTCCTGGAATGGGAATAGCGTCTGCAAAAACTAATGGCGAGTTAACAAGAATGTTAGAAGATCCAAAATTGTTAGCTCAATGGGAAAAATATATAAATTCAATTAACTCATAAAGAAAGGCAGGACTTCTAATGTGGAATCAAAAAAAATATTTACATAGTCGGAGATAACGATTTTCTCATGCATCATGGTATTAAAGGTCAGAAATGGGGTGTAGAAAATGGTCCTCCTTATCCACTCACATTAAAAGATTATTCTGCTTTGGAAAAAACGAATGAATAATCTTAGTCAGCTTAAAAGTAATGTTGATACTCGTAAAAGTATATTAAGAAATACATATGAATCAAATGTAGGTAGAGTAGGTGGAGCAAATAGAATACGAAGTTCATTATACAATCAAACATTAGCTGATGATAAATTTATAAAAAGTATTAGAGATACTAAAAAATACATCAAAAAATTAAAAAAAAAACTTAAGTATTTATAAAATAAAGATTCTAAAGTTATTTTAAAAGAATATTAAGATGCAATAAATGAATTAGTAAATAATACTCCACATCTAACTCAAAAACTTTATGTTAGCGGTATGGGTGGTTATGATCCATTAAACCCAATAGCAAATATTTCATTTAATAAAAGCATGAATGATTCAAAATTTATTAAAGAATTTGAAGATTATTTATATGAAAATAAGGGTGATAAATATAGATACACACATAATGTTTATTAATTCATAAATAAGGAGACACTATGTCATTTACAGATAGATTAGCTCATGCCTGGAATGCATTTCTAGGAAGAGATCCGACGAATATCGGATATCAAAATTATGGACCAAGTTCATATGTTCATCCTGATAGACCTATTCTTACTGGTGGTAATGATCGTTCAATAGTTAATTCACTATATAATAGAATTGCTATGGATGTAGCTGCTAGGCCAATTATTCATGCAATTGCTGATGTTAATGGCAAATTTAAAGAAGAAGTTGAATCAGGTTTAAATAATTGTTTAAAGGTTTCTGCTAATATTGATCAAACTGGTAGA